CCGAACACATGAAGCTAGCAGATTGGAGTGCAAGCGACCGGTACTATATGCCGCTTATTTTAAACGAGGGTCTAGTTTCCTATTACAAGGAAAAGGGCCAAATCACGCAGCAAGAATACGACTTACTGCACCAAGATTATGTTGTACGGATCGCCGGCTGGTGGTGTATTCTTGCACGTAAAATAAATGTATCCACAGTGTAGACACTTTGACACCATTTCTTTAGTGTTATCCTGTTTGCATGGATAGCCCACTTAATAAACCACCACGTAAAAATAAAAAAGCAAGTAAGAAAGCTGCGTCCAAGAAGCAGCCCGACAAGGCCCGAACTGCGCCTACCGGTACTTTAGCGGAAAACGACGACATGCCGGAGAACGACGTACACTATGAAAAGCAGTTTGTTATCTATGCTTTATGGAAATCACTACCGCCTATGCTTCGCGGAGAAACCGCAGCAGAGCTTGAAAAGAAATACTTTATTGACGACGAGGAAATTATCCAGCTTTTGCAGATTAGGACACAGCGACAATTTGCGGACCATTACGACCTAAACGAAAAGACGCTTTGGCGGTGGAATATGAAGCTAAAGGACCGCGACTTATTTGCTGATATTCGGGCGTGGTCAAACGGCCTAGTAAAAAACGTTATCATGTCTACCTATCGCGCTTCCATGCTTAAAGACCCAAAGGCAAGTAGCGACCGTAAACTATTCTTGCAGTTTGCTGGTTGGGGCGAAGAAATGACGGTCCACAATAAAGGCGAAAGCTTGGCAGATATAATTAAGCGCGATCTAGGAATTAAGTAACTATGCAGCAAAAAAAGACGTTAGGTGCTGACATAGTAAAACGACTGTCCACTGATCCCGACTATTTCTTTAAGGAAGTGCTAGGCGTAGAGTTATGGGAAAAAGAAAGGGAACTTGTGCATAGCGTTAAGGACCACCGTAAAACGACGGTCCGAAGTAATAACAGTAGTGGAAAGACCTACACCATAGCGCGTGTAGCTTTGTGGTTTCTCTATGCCTTTCCACCGGCCGTAGTTATCAATACCGCACCTACGCATAGGCAGGTAGAAAACCAGTTTTGGCGCGAGTTTCGTAAGGCCTACAAAAGCAGTAAATGGGACTTGGGCGGTAAGCTTCTTAAAACACAATTTAACTTGGCCGAAGACTGGTATGCTATCGGGTTTAGTACGCAAGCCGGCGAGGACGGTATGGAGAAGTTTCAAGGTTGGCACGGTCAAAACGTGCTTATTATCGTTGACGAAGCCAGCGGAGTAAGTAAGCAAATCTTTGAAGCTATACAGGGTGCGCTTGCTGCCGGTGGTACGGTCCGCTTGGTGTATATCGGAAACCCTACCAAGAATACCGGCGACTTTGCGGACAGCTTTAAAGACCCTAGCTTTAACAAGATACACATTTCCGCGTATGACATACCAAACGTTAAGCAGAAAAAGGTAGTTATCCAAGGCCTTGCTACATGGGATTGGGTAGAAGACATGATCCGTAAGTATGGGGACGACAGCGACGTGGTGCGTGTGCGTGTGCGTGGCGAGTTTCCGAAGCGCGAAGCAAATACCCTTATTTCAGTGGACCAAGTACAAGACGCTATAGGATCGGACCGCGAACGTTACGGCGATCAAGAGTATATAGGCCTAGACCCTGCGCGTTACGGTGGGGATCGCGCTTGCTTTGTTTATAGAAAAGGAAACTATGCGGAGGTCCTAGAAAAGATAGAGAGCAGCGACCTTATGACCTTGGCCGGTAAAGCCAAGCAGTGGCTAAAGCGTTACCCGAAAGCCATATTGCGTATAGACATTATCGGACTTGGGGCTGGTGTGTACGACCGCTTGAAAGAGCAGCCGGACGTGGCTAGCCGTATTGAGGGCGTAAACGTGGCCTTGCCGCCTACTGATACGGAAATGTTTGTTAACCTACGTGCGGAAGCGTGGCAAGACACAAAGCAGTGGCTACGCGACGCGGTGCTTGAAGAAGACGAAGACTGGTATCAGTTGGCACAGCCCAAGTTTAAAATCCAGTCCAGCGGTAAGCTTTTGCTAGAGAGTAAAGAAGACATGCGTAAGCGTGGTGTGAAAAGTCCCGACGTGGCCGACGCACTGGTATTAACGATTGCGCGCGCTACCGAGGGCGGCGAGTTTATCATGGTTATGGCTGACTAGGTGGATATGCACAGTGCATATTTGCCAACCTTACTGTTACACTATGCGTATATAGATTGTGAAAAAACTTTTAATGCTTATATTAGCCCTGCTTACTTTTATTATCCTTTAACCACCTATGGACCAAATCAAAAAACTATTCTCACGTGCTGTTAGTGCTGTAAAAGGTTTTGCAGAGGGCGACAGCTACAATGGTTTAACTGGTGGTGGTAGGAATACGCCGCTTGTATCTAATTCTAGCGACGCGCAGCTATTGGCTAGTAATGAAAATTGGGTATTCGCCTGCGTCCACAAGATTGCTACGACTATATCCGGTATTGAACTAGAACTTAGAAGCTACGACAAAAAGGGTAACGAAGTGGAGATTGTGGACCACCCAATACTGGACCTATTGCAAAAGCCGAACGCGTACCAAACAGGACGCGACTTTATCTATATGCTTATTGGACACATTTTGCTTACAGGAAATGCGTACATTTTGAAAGACGAAGCTAAAAACCCTAAGCAGTTGGCGGTCCTAGTGCCAAGTGGTGTGCGTCTAGTTTTTAATAAGGAAAGGACTGCGGTAACAGAATATAAGTATATTTCGGGTAGTACGACTTCCACGTTTCCAGTGGACCGTGTAGTACACATTAAGACCCCTAGCTTGACCAACCCTTTCAAGGGTACTGGTATCCTTTCGCAGATCGCCAGCTGGGTTGACGTTGATAATGCGGCTACCGAGTTTAACCGCCTATTCTTTGTTAACGGTGCTGCACTATCCGGTGTCCTTACTACGGAAGCTACAACCGAAGCAGGCCTATTGCTTGCAAAGCGTGGTTTTGAACAGCGATATGTAGGCGCAAATAACGCACATAAAACAGCGGTCCTACCGAAAGGCGCAAAGTATGACGACAAGACAAGTACGCCACACGATATGCAGTTTAGCGAAATGGATACACGATACAGGGATAAAATCCTTGCTGGCTTCGGTGTACCTAAAAGTGTTATCGGTATTGTGGACGACGTTAACCGTGCCAACGCGGAAGCAAGTATCTACACGTACATGCTATTTACGATTGATCCGCTTATGAAGTGGTTTGTTGCTTACCTTAACAGCTGGTTGCTTCCAAGCTTTACCGGTACAGAAAAAATGTATTTTGAGTACGACAATATCATACCGGACAACGACGACCTAGAAATTAGGCAAGACGCTGCTGCACTTGCTGGCCAAGCATACAAGAGTATTAACGAGGTCCGAAGCGAACACGGCCTAACCCCTATTGATAATGGCGACTACGTTATGGGTGGAGGTTTTGCTATCCCTATTGGAAAGCCACAGCCACAGCAGATCGCAGCCAATATGGAAAATGCCGAGATTAAGGACGGTGTAGAAATGCGAGGTGGCCGAAAGATTAAGCACATAAGCGTTAAGCGCGCTATGGAGAAAGAAGCCAAGATTGACAGCATGACCGACGACCTTATAGGAAAGATTAACCTAGACGGCGTAACCAAGCTGCTTAAAAAAGCAACGGCTGATACGGTCCATAAAGAGTTTATTGCACGTGTAACCACGTTTGAAAACAAGTTTATTAAGGCAGTAGAAAAGTTTAGCGATACGATAGAAAAGCAGGTCCTAGAAAATCTAGCTAAGGAAACAGATAAAGCTTTCACTTCTACGCGCAAGGAATTGCTTAATACTTCACAGGCCAAGAACTTGTTTATTGGGCTTACTTTCCCTATCCTACAAGACTTGCTTGCTACCGAGGGCCAAGAACAAATGGACCGCTTGGACACTACTTTACCTTTTGACCCTTACGAGGATACAGCGGTTAAGCGCATGAAGAAGCTATTGGAACTTACTGCACAGTCATACACCGACACCACATTAAAGTTACTGTCCAACCAGCTGGAACAAGGTGTTAACAATGGCGAGAACTTGGAAGCATTAACCCAGCGTGTTGCTGACGTTTTCCACTTAACGGACACGTACAGGGCAGCGCAGGTTGCGCGGACCACAGTTTTTGGAGTGGCTAACAGTGCTGCACGCGACGCTTACAAACAATCCGGCGTTGTGCGTACAGTGGCTTGGCACACTGCCGAGGACGAAATGGTTTGTGATTTCTGCGGTCCAATGGACGGTAAAGTTATCGGTGTAGACGACAGTTTCTTTGATAAAGGCGACGTAGTACACGGCGCGAACGGATCAGAAATGGCCGTTGATTTTAACGGCGTAGAAGACCCACCGCTGCACCCTAATTGCCGCTGCTTTACAAACGCAGAGGATATAGAAGTGGAGAGGTAGCCGGAGTTATGCACAGGTCCTTAAATAATTAATAAATAAGTTAATGTTATCCTTATCGTAATACCAATATGAACAACCAAACCTTAGTAAAACTTTCGCCGGAAGCCGTAGAAAAGCTTATGACAGCTTTTAAAGCGGACCTTTTCCAGCTTGAAGTGAAGAAGTTAAAGGACGATACAACCGTAGACAACGGTACGTTTAAAATGGTTATCAGTACCGACAATGTGGACCGACACGGCGAGATCGTAAACCAAGACGGCTGGCTTACTGACAACTACATGAAAAATGCAGTTGTGCTATGGGGACATGACAGCTATGCAATACCGGTTGGAATTACTGACAAGCTTTCAATACAGATTGAAAACGGCGTTAAGAGTTTGGTTGCGGAGGGCCGCTTTGCTAGCCATGACTTCGCACAGTGCCTACGCAAGCTTTACGACGACGGTATGCTACGAGCGTCCAGCGTTGGCTTTATCCCTATGGAATACGAGGGCAACACCATTACTAAGGCAGAATTGCTAGAATGGTCCTTTGTTTCTATCCCTGCTAACCCTTTTGCCCTTTCTGCACGTGGTTACAACGTAAGCGATCTTATCGCTAAGGGTGTTATCAAAGAAGCCGAGGAAATCAAAGAGGGCGCAGAAGTTGAAACGCCTGTAGTACCTGCTAAGACTGACGAGGAAATTGCAGCAGAAGCAGCAGCCGCCGAAGAAGCGGAAGCTGGCGAAGCGGTTACTGACGTTGATACGGAAGTAAACGACGAAAGCACTACGCTTTCTATTACGCTTGCCAACGGCGAGGTTAAGACCTTTAAGTGTGCGCCTACTTTCAAAGCTGGGCGTGTGCTTTCAAAGGCCAACCGCGCAAAGGTTGAAACGGCAGTTAACGCCTTAGAGGAATTACTAGCAGCGGATACCGTAGAGGAAAACGCTGTAGAAGTAAAACCGGAGGGTGTGAAAACTGACAAAGAAGTTGAAGAAGCGGAAGCTTTCCTAAAACTTCGCGGAGGTTTACAGGGGCTTGCTACTCTTATGGGCGAGGTCCTAGCAGAAGCGAAAATTGACGCTAAGAAAATTGGCGTTGAGGTCCGCTAGTTACTGCTAAAACTATTAAGTTTCTATAATTTAACCTTTACCTATTATGGACGAAGCTAAAATTAAGGAGCTTTTTCGCAGCGAACTTAAAAGCGTTGTAGAAGAAACCCTTGCAAAAAACATTTCCGAAATCGCCGGAAAGGAGGTATCCGAGAGGGTACAGTCCCTTGTTGCTAAAATGCGCCTAGAACGTGCAGTTTATGGACAAGACGCGTCTGGTCTTTCAGACGAAACAAAGCTTGCGTTTGCAACGGACCTAAAAAACCTTGCTAACGGATCGCTTGAAAAGGGGTCTACTAAGGCGGCTATACTTGAAAGTACAGACGCAGGAGGTGGATACCTTGTGCCTACTGAACTTTACGACGGTATCATGCGTGTAGCAGCTTCGGCTGGTCATATTGCACGCGACGCTATGCGTTTCCCTATGGGATCAGATAACCTTGATGTACCACGTTACACAGGATCGGACCTTACAGGAGAATACCTAGGCGAAGATAGCGAGGGAACAGAAACGACTGTAACTTTCGGCGACGCAAAGCTTACAGCTAAAACTTGGATGGTTTTGCTACGAGTTGGTAACACACTCATGGCTGACGCTAAGGTAAATATCGTTGACTGGTTGATCGCGCTTGTTGCAGAGGGTCTTGCAGTACGTCTTGATAAGGAAGGATTTAAGGGTGGAACATACGCAGGTAGTCCATTCGTAGGTCTTCTTGCTTCTGCTGACGTTACTACATACACAATGCCTACTGGTAAGGACACGTTTGCAGAGTTTGATATGGACGAAGCTGCAAACATGATTTCTAACATGCCGGAGTCATTACTTGGCGACGCAGCTTTCTACTTTAACCGTACTGTTTGGGCGCAGGTCCGACAGAAGAAAGACACTGCCGGCTCTTATGTAGTTGGACAGTGGAACGGTGTAGTAGCTAATACTTTCCGATACGAGGGTATTAAGCCAGCTGGAGAACTTTGGGGCTTCCCTGTCTTTACGACAGATCAGTTGCCTACAAACAGTGCTACTGCGGTTTCTACTAAGTTTTGTGTATTCGCAAATCTTAAAAAGGGTCTTTTCCTTGGAGATCGTGGACAGCTTGAAGTTGCTAAGTCTACCGAAGCAACAGTTGGTGGTAAGAACCTTTTTGCCGCTAACCAAACAGGTATTCGCTTTATCCACCGCCATGCAATCGCAGTTGGTCTTGGATCGGCGGTAGTGGTTGGTAAGACAGCTGCTTCATAGTAGCTAGTTAATTAGTGCGTAGTCCTTAACCGGACCAAACATTATTAGCTAATCTTGAAAAAGATATGTCAAAGACAAACACTTCTAGCTATGAGGTCCTAAGACCAATAGCACACGGCGGCCGACAGGAAAAAGGCGCGGTGGTCCAGTTAACTGCTGACGAAGCAGCTAACTACGGAGCAGACTACGTTAAGCCATTCGTGGCGAAAGCGGAGGTTGTAGCCGAAGTTACGGAAAAGCCAGTTGAAAAAATGACCGTAGCGGAACTTAGGATTAAGGCCGAAGAAATGGGCCTTGATACTACTGGCAGCAAAGCGGACCTAGTGGAAAGGATCAACCTTGCCGCAGAGGAAAGCGACGGTGGCGACGAGTAAGCACCGCAATTATTAACGTGCCTTAATATACCTACATTCTTATGGAAAACGTATATGATAATGTGAAGTCAGTAGTTTCTCTTGTACCTGCTGTTCGTACAGCAAACGCAAACGGTACTGGTGTTGATACCCAAGGGTACAGCAACGGTAAGGTTGTGATTAGTGCCGGAGATATTGACCTTACAACTGGCGACGAAACTTATACCTTTAGTGTTGAGGATAGCGCGGACAATTCTTCGTTTGCTGCCGTTTCTGGTCTTACAACGACAGTTACAGCGGACAATCAGACAAAGAATATCCGTTTGTCTAACCTTAACCTTACACTTAGACGCTACATTCGTGTAGTGTTGACAGTGGCAGGTACAACGCCGTCAATCCCTGTTTCGGCAGTGCTTGAACTTGGCCAGCCGGTTAGTGGTCCAGTACAATAAACGCAAGTTTGTTTTACTACTTTGTCCCTACGCAAGTGGGGGCAAGGATAGGTAAATAAACCTAAAAAACAACTATGGCAACAAAAACCTACGGCTTAACAACAGAAACAAGATTAAAAGCACGCCTTGGTATTGATAGTACCGACGCAGCACGCGACGCTGTATTTAAGTCAATGGTTTATGCTGTAACTGATTTTATAGAAAACGCTTGTGGTGGCCGCCGTTTCCAGCGCGCTACTTACACTAACGATAAGTACGACGGTAACGAGATCGGCGACGGAACGGTGCTTAACTGGCTTACGCTAAAAAACGGTCCAGTAATAAGCGTGTCTTCGGTCCAATATGCAACTGGTCCGGTTAGCAATCCTACATGGGTGGACTTCCCTGCTGATAGTTACCAAGTGGACCTTAACCTAGGGCAGATTTACTTTAGTGGTGGTATGCCACGTGGTATGCAGAATATCCGAGTAACTTACGTTGCCGGTTATCTTATCGCCTTTGCTTCGGAGTATGACGACACACTGCACACACTTCCATTTGATATTAACGACCTTGCAGAAAGGTTAGCCACTAAGGTTATGAAGCGACGCGAAAGCGAGGGTAAAAGCCAAGAAAGCTTTAATAATAGCGGTATTACTTGGGGCGACTTCTTGGAAACACACGATCGGGAAATACTAGCTAATTACCGCCGCGTCTTCGCTGTATGATTGACCTAGATATACAGCTTAATGGCGTGGACGACATAAGGGCTGCATTTAAGCGCAGGCCGGAGGTTGTAAAGCGGTATATCAATAGGGCGATAGAAGCAAGTATCTTTGAAATTGAGAAAAACGCGGTGGACCAAAACTTTCAATTTAAGACACCGCGCGCACGCCGTACTGGATTACTGCAACGATCCTTTAAGTTTGGAATAGTAACGCGCGACTTCTTCGGGGCTATCGGTCCTACGGTCCGTTATGCTACAAGGGTACACGAAAATAACCCCTTTATGCAGCGTATAGCCCTAGCTAGCCAGCCACAGGTCCAAAAGCATTTTGATACAGCATTACAATACATAGCCGAAGACCTAAGCAACTAAAACACATATATGTCAAGCACAAACATTAGCGCAGTAAAAACGAAAATAAAGGAAAGGTTGGATACGCTTGTTGGCGCGGCCGGATCGGGTGCGGTACTTCGCGGTATTACAATCACGGACCTAAAGCAAGACCCATTGGACGCTGAAATACAAAGCTATCCACATGCGTTTATTATGCCGCCGTCAATTCAAACGGTGGAACTTTACGACACCAACAGCGTGCTGCGCGAACTTACGTTTGTAGTTATGGTGGTCCAAAAGTCCGAGAACATTACGACTAGTACAGAAATTGAGGACCTTATCAACACCATAATGGATACAATAGATAGTAGTATTACGTTACAGGGTACGGCTATTGGAGGGGTGCAACCAACTAGCAGCTTCCCCGAGCCATTTATCCACATGGGTAAAAGCTACATTGTCTTTGATATACTAATTAAAGCAAGGATACTTACTACCCTTACTTACTCATAACTTCTATGGAATACCCAAACAAAGAGATAAGCACAGCTAAAGCTGGACGCGCGAAAAAGGGCGAAGCTTTAGACGTGCAAGAAACCGAGTTTATGTTTCCACATAGTCCTAGCCCGATCTTGGTCCGAGCAAAGGACATAGGAGAAGCTAACGAAAAGTTTGCGGCCATTATTAATAAAGAAAAATAATTTACTAAACATATATGTCAAAGTTTACTGGCGCACAGGTTAACATAGGGGCAGCAAAAGAAGCGGTACGCGGCACAGCCGAAGCTTCCGCTACTTTCTATATCCCAAACACAAGTTTAAGTGTTGACGACAAGATAGAAACGGTCCAAGACGAAAATACCCTTGGCGTTATTGAGGATATACAGGGTATTAGTACGGTACACAAGAGTGCCGAGGGCGAGTTTGAGGGTAAAATTGGCGACAAGTCAATAGGTCTTTTCCTATATGCGTTGCTTGGTGCTAAGGCAGTATCCGGTCCTACAGATAGTGCTTATACGCATACGTTTACAGTTGCACAGTCCGCACAACACCAGTCCCTTACGATTTTCCAAGACGATCCAAACCAAGATTACAAGTATGCTAACGCCATGATTAAGTCCTTTGATCTTATGTGCGAACTTGGCAAGTTTGTAACGTACAAGATCGGCTGGCTTTCAAAGATTGGTGCAACAGCTACGTTAACCCCTAGCTACGCTGCGGAAAATACATTTTTGCCACAGCATGGTACGTTTAAGATCGCGTCAACGGCTGCTGGCCTTGGTGCTGCGTCTGCTACGGTTATCCGAAATATCCGTCTTAACGTTTCCAAGAACTTGCAAGAAGACAATGCGATTGGAAACATTGGACCGGTAGATATTCTAAACACACGCCTAGCGATTGAGGGCGAACTAGAGTTAGTTTTCAATGACGAAACATTTAAGACACAGCTTATTGCAGATACGGTCCAAGCTATGCGTATTGAACTTAACAATAGCGACGTGCTTATTGGGTCTACTTCTACACCAAAGCTAACGATTGACCTTAACGCGGTCAAGTTTAGCGAGTTTACAAGGAATTACAGCAACAAGGATATTACTACGGCAACCGTTAAGTTTAAGGCCTACTACAAGTTGGCCGACACAAAAATGGTTACTATGACCCTTATTAACGCACAGACTAGCTACTAACCTTTATGGAAAGAGAAACACTTACACTAAACACCACGAACGGACACAAAATTATCTACTACGCATACGCCACAGGGCGAGAAGCGCGCGCTATTGAAGCTAAATACTTGTCTAGCGTGCAAGTAGACCTAGGCGGCGAGGGTAAGCCAAACCTTTCAAAGTTTGATACCAGCGCAGTGTTTGAAGCAGAAAAAACGGCTATTGCTTCACTGGTCCGAAGCATAGACGATAAGACGGACAACCTTGTGGAAATTGCGCTTGATATGCGAAGCGAGGACTACGAACAGTTAGTTGCCGCTATAAACGAGGTAACAAAAAAAAAGAAGTAGTAGACGCGACGCTTAATGCGTACAGTAGGGATAGGATAGATAACACTATGCTTATCGCCGTGCTATGTGAACAGTACGGCTGGACATATAGGGAATATATGGACACGCCACAATGGTTTTTGGACCTAATAAAGCGCAAGTACGTTGTAGACGCTAAACGTCAAGAACGCGCAAGCAAAAAAACCTAAACCTATATGGCACAAAACCTAGAAATTGTAATCAACGCGCAGGATAAAACCAATAGTGCTTTCGGCAGCGCACAGCGATCCTTGGACACGTTTAGCGACAAGCTAGACAGCATGAAGCCGCAGTTTCAACAACTGGCTACCGCTGGAACGGTGGCCTTTGCTGCTATTGCTGGGGTTGCTGCTACTACGGTTAAAGCTTTCGTGGACGCACAAGCACAAACGGAAGTTACTAACCAAGCTTTAAGCAATACGCTAGACAACCTTTCAAACGGTGCTTTAAAGAAGCTTAAAAAAGATACTGGCGACTTGCGCGACGGTTGGGCCGGACTTGCTAACGCCGCACTTAAAGCTGGCGACGCTGCCGTTAAAATGGGCTTTGACGACGAAACCGCCGCCGCTTCTTTTGCAAAGCTGTTTGCTGTAACCAAGGACGTTACACAAAGCCAAAAAGAAATGGCCCTTGCTATGGACCTTGCGAGGTATAAAAACATTTCACTAGAAGACGCTACGCAAAAGCTGGTTATGATCCATGCCGGTGCAACCAAGGAACTTAAAAGCTTGGGTATTGCTGTAGTGGAGGGTGCAAGCGTTATGCAAAACTTGGACAGCGTTACTAAGCAAGTAACCGGTACAGCCGAAACGTTTGCTTTAACTACTGCCGGTAGCATGGAGATTTTAAAGGTCCGCATGGACAACTTGAAAGAAACGATCGGTGGCGCGCTAGAGCCGGCCTTTGTCCAGCTTTTGGATAAGGTCCAACCGCTTTTAACTAAGTTTGAACAGTGGGCCAACGAAAACCCCGACCTAATCGCTAAAATCGTCCTTATGGGGGGTGCAATAGCCGGACTGGTAGCAGTAGTAGGTTTGCTTGGTTTGGCCTTGCCAGTGGTCATAGCGGCCTTTACAGCTCTAACTGGACCGGTGGGCTTGGTTATAGGTCTTATAGCTTTATTGGTTATCAACTTTGATACGGTTAAGCTTGCGGTCCAAAACCTGTACGCAACCCTAGAGGGGTACGGCGTGATTATCATTTTCCGCGACATTTGGGCTAATATCCAAAAGAACTTTAGCGAAACCCTTATACCGGCCGTTAAGCAGCTTTGGGAAGCCCTAAAGCCCCTATTTCCTTACTTGCAAGAGTTTGGGAAGTTTCTAGGTGCGGTGTTTATCGTAACCCTAGTTGCGGTGGCCAAGATCATAGAGGGCTGGATATATGTATTTACAGCGTTGCTAGAAATCGCTATGCAGGTTGGTACATACGTGGCAGGTGCGCTTAAAACTGCGTTTGACGCTATCGGTAACACGATAGATTACATAAGCACAAAGGTTAACGCCTTAATAAGTAGCTTGTCTTCTTTGTGGTCCAGTATGTCTAAGTTTGGTGGCAGCATGATGTCCGGTGCAGCAAATATGTTTGGAGGTGGCCAAAAGGTTAACGACGCGATCATAACCCCTACTGGCCGCGTTATCACACCGGCGCAAGACGACTACATAATGGCCACGAAAAACCCAGCTGGATTATTTGGCGGTGGCAGTGGTGGTTTTATCCTAAACATAAATGGAGGTAACTATCTAAGCGAAGACGCAGCTTTCCAGCTTGGCGACATGATTATTGACCGCTTGCGTATGGAACTAAAAATGTAAAATCTTATGTCTGTAATAGTAACTATCGCCGGCGTGGATCGTACAAGCGAGATTGACTGGAAAAGTTTTACTTTACAGCGCGCGCTAACGAACGCAACCGACACCCTACAATTTAAGATACTTAGAAAAGAAGCGGCCGACTATAAGCCGTCTTTGTTGGACGACGTACAGGTAACGGACGGTGGTACTACTCTCTTTGGTGGAAACATTATTACTATGGACGAAACCGTGCGCGGTCTAGTAGAAACGGTGGTAGTGAACTGCAAGGATTACAGCTTTAACTTGGACCGCTTGCTGGTAGTAGACGTGTACCAAAGTATGACGGTCCGAAATGTCATTAAAGATATTATCGGGGTTGGTAACGCTTTGCAGTTTGACGGTGTAAACGATAGCGCGGCCGCCGGATCAAGCACCACGCTTAACGGTATTACCTTTTCTATCACTGGACGCTTTAAACGAGGGACTGCCGGCACGTTGCAGTATTTCCTTAACCAAGGTACTGCGGCGTTAAACAACGGCCTAGAAATAGGTTTCCAAGCGGATAACACCTTTATTTTTAGCTTTTATAGCACCAACAAGCTTGCTACGACAGCAACGTACACAGTAGACGGCCTATGGCACGCTTTCGTTTGTACCTATAACCCGACCACAAACGCTAGAAAGATTTACATAGATAACGTACTGGTTGCTAGCGACACCGCACCAGCTGACTACGGCGGTACAGGTGTACTTACGCTTGGTTGTGGTATTGGTGGTACTAACTACTACAATGGGTACTTGGACGAAATCGTGGCGCGTAATGTGGACCTTACCACTACACAGGTAACGACACACTACAACCGAGGGGCTGGCGTTATTGAAACGGCCGACAGTACCTATATTGACGGCTGGCACTTGGACGAAACAAGTGGTACGTCCGGCGTAAACTTTGTGCGTGTAAATGCTTTAACCCTAGGCGGTGGAATGGGTACAAGTAATTGGGTAGAGGGTAATTGCAGCACGCGAGGGTTTACGATCAATAACGTAACCGCCACAAATACCGTTAATTACATGCAGTTTAACTACGAGCAGCCAAGCAAGGTTTTCCAACAGATCGCGGAAACCTTTAATTGCGACTGGTACGTTGACGAAAATAAGGACATACACTTTTTCGTAAATACTTATACGTCCGCACCTTTTAATTTAACGGATACAGGCGGTTATCACATTTACGACAGTTTGGTTATCCGAAAGGATATTAAAAACCTGCGTAATAGCGTGATCGTGCGCGGTGGTAAATATCTAGGGGCTAGTACGACTGAAACGCAAAACGCCGACGGTGTTAAAACTACTTTCTTGTTGGCTTACCAGTACAACAGCATAAGCGTAACGGTGGCCGGCGTTGGCAAGACAGTTGGAATTGACTTTATAGACGATCCTACACTTTACGATTGCTTGTATAACTTTAACGAAAAAGCTATTAAGTTTCCTAGCGGATCAAAGCCAACAGCTGGCCAAGCGGTGGCCATTACCGGAACGCCGTACATACCGGTTATTGTAAACGTCAAAGAAGCTATTAGTGTGGCTAATTATGGCGATTACGAATATAAGATTATTGATAAAAGCTTGAACAGTAAGGAGGGTGCGCGCGACCGTGCAAAAGCCGAACTTGCTGCGTGGGCCAATACTCTTAACGAGGGCAGTTTCCAAACTGTTACTTCGGGCTTAAACGTTGGCCAAACGATAAATATAAACAGTACGCTGCGTGGTATCAATACGGATTACATAATAAGCCGAATTGTAAGCAAAATGTATACACACGACAGCATGAAGCACGAAGTAACCCTTGTAACTTCGGCAACTTTCGGTATGGTTGAGTTTTTGCAAAAGCTTCTAATGGATAAAGATAAGGAAATACAGATCAACGCAAACGAGGTAACGGACGAAGTTACGGCCGTTAACGAGGATATAGTTATTACGGAAAGTACGGTTATTAGTTTGGTCCACAACGCACAAGCGGAAACAATAACGATTGGCGAAAGTTGTACGGTCCAAGCACTTAACTATGCGGTCCAGTTTTGTGCAGGCGATCAAGCAGTTAGCGGCTTTAAAAGACCATTTATTTTAAATGGATCGCCACTAGCTTAGTTATGCACAGTGTCCCTTACGTCTTTAACAGGTATTCTTGATAATATAACACTATATGCAAACCCCTAACGTCAAAGAAAATGTAGCCCTAAAAGGTGTGTACCGTATCCGAAAGGCGAAACTTGTAACCGAGGAACACTTTAACTTGGACCGTGAAGCAGCATGGCTTAGAAGCGTTGGCCGTATTGACGAAGCTAAAGAGGTAATGGAAAAGCTTAACGCTATTTGCGAGAAAGCCGGTCTTTTGGAAACCACGATTATAGATAACATAATCCCTACCGTTGGGCGCACAATGATTGCGAACAACCTAACCAGCGTGTCCCCTACCAACGTAATGCTGGCAAACTATATTGCGCTTGGTAGTGGTACGAATACCCCAGCAAACGCAGACACAACCCTGCAAACGGAAACCTACCGTAATGCGGTGGCCAGCCGAACAAACGCAAGCAATATAGCTTACGTTACCGGCTTTTTTAGTGCTACGGAAACAAGCGGTACTTACAGAGAAGCGGCGATATTCTCTAATGGTACAGGATCGGCCAACAGTGGTGTGCTTGTTTCACGTGTAGCGATTAACGTAACAAAGTCAACCAGCGAAACGCTGACGATTGACTGGACCTTAACTATTTCATAATAAACTATGGCTTTTAAAACATGGGCAGCAGGCGACCAAGTATTAGCAGCGGACCTTAACGAAAACTTTAGCAAAGTCCCTAGTAAGGTTTTTGTTGCTTCCGGCGCAATTTCTGCTAACGACAAAGTGATACTAACCAGCGACGGTAAGGTACAAGTTATTTCCGGTGTTACAGCAACTAACGGAACTTCCACCAGTGTTACCGCTTCCGGTACGATTGGATCGGTCCATGCGGCTTATGATAGTGTTTCGGGTAAAGTCATTGTGGCGTATCAGAAAAACGCAGGTACAACCGGCCAAGGGTGTGCGGTGGTAGGTACTGTATCCGGTACTACCATTTCCTTTGGTGCAGAAGCCCAATTTAATGGTACGTTTACCAATAACATTAACGTTTGTAAGACTGGTATAGGATCGTCCAAGTTTATTGTTGCTTTCTGTAACTACGATACAAGCCAGCAAGGGGGTATTGTAGTAGGTACAATTTCCGGTACGACTATAACGTTTGGGTCTGTAGTTGCGTTTAACGCTGGTGTTGCAACAAATAACATTTCGCTAGATTGGGATACAGGAAACAGTAAAGCGTTGCTTGTATACCGATCCACTACGGCGGCAATTAAAGCTTCGGTGGTTACAGTGTCCGGTACAGTCCCTACCGTTAACACGGCGGTGGATATTGCCACAGTAAACGGCCAGCTATCCAAGACAGTGTGGACCGGTACTTCTAACGTCTTTGTGGTTGCTTACTATGACGGTACAAATACAAACGGTAAGGCGGTGGTCCAAACAGTGTCCGGTACTTCTTCTTCGTCTGGTACTATTGCGACTTTCAAAAGTGCGGCAGTTTCGCAGTCTATAAGCATGACCTATACCACAAGCGCAAAAGTGGTTATTGGTTATCAGTTAGTAAGTGATACGTCCGGCAGGGCCGTTGTTGGTACTGTATCCGGCACGACTATTTCTTTTGGAACAGAAGCAACTTTTGCCACAGGTACTATTACAAACGTAGCCCTTGCATACGACGCTGGACTTGCAAGGGTGCAGGTTGGTTACTACGACAACACAAACGGTAAGGTTATTATCGGTACAATTTCCGGTACAAGCATTACGTTTGGAACAGCAACTACCACGACAGCCAGTGCTTCGCCGTACATTGACAGCGTTGTATATGTTTCGTCCGGTATTTGTGTGCATGTCCACTCTAATAGCGGACTTAAAGCACAGGTTATTGGAACGTACTATACCAACCTTACAAGTACAAACTTCTTAGGAGTTGCACAAGCGGCGGCGGCTGACACCGCAAACTGCCGCGTTACAACTATGGGAGGTTTTGCAACAGATAGCGGTATGACTATTGGCACAAAGTATTACTTAGACGACGCAGGGGCTAAGTCAACAGACAATACAAAGCCGTACTACGGTTACGCTGTATCCGCTACGGAAATATGCGTCAAAATGACCACGTAATTTTATGACTGTAAAAGAAATACCAGCTATGATAGCAAACGACGACAACGGCTTTGTTGCCAGCATAAGAAAAAACTGGGTGCTTATCTTTTTTATTGGTGGCCTTATTGTCCAGTGGACCACAACCAACGGACGACTTACTGCCCTAGAGAAAGCGCAGGATAAGACGCAAATAGTTACAGATAAAAACACGGCCGATATTGCCAAGGTTTCTAACGACTTTAACGTGGCGATTGTAGAGATAAAAGCGAATTACATTTTTATTAAAGAGAAATTGGAAAAGCTAGATAACCAAAGCAAATAACTTTATGGACGAAAAAAACAAAGTAGTACCAAGTGAAGAAATAGTAAAGGAAAAGATTAAGCCAAGCGACAGCGAGGGCTTAAAAGCCGAGATCAGGGAAAAGGAACTTAACGTACCCGACTTGCATACAATGATCGTGGCCGAAGAAGAAATTGTAAATAGGCCGGTTTCTTTTAAGGAAACCTTGATTACTTTAGTAGACGCGTATATGACGCGCGACACTCTAACGCCCGAGCAAGGCGCGGAGTTAGCAAGCTTGCGCGGCAAAATTATTACTGGCTTAACAGATCAAATATGGACAATACCACAACCCAAGAAATAGAACACTTTACCGGCTTATTACCGGACACACGTGCAGACGTTGAGAAAGCTAAGGACTGGCTTGCTTCGGAGATTTTTATACCTGTATCCGGTACGCCAACTTATAGGAAAGTTAACGAGGGCGAATGGGCTAAGTATCAAGTACGCAACCAAAACGGAAGCGGTAGCTGCGTGGCAAATACGGTTGCCAAAATGTTTGAAATAAAAAGAAAGTTAGACAAGGGCGACAGTATCAAGTTTTCGCACGCCCCTATTTATATAAAGCGCAGCAATAAGCCAAGTGCCGGAATGATCGGCGTAAACGCTTTGCAGATCGCTTGCGATACTTCTACTTGCCAAGAAGCGGATATGCCTAGCGAGAATATGCACGACGCACAGCTGGACGCGCTAGAATTGCCGGAGTATTACGAGGATTTAAACAATTTGGTCCTACCTACCAACTTTGCGACTGTACCGGCCAAGGACCTTAATTTTGACTTTGTAGCGCAGCTTATACAGCGCGAGGGTTGCGCCATGATATGGATAAACACCGACTACGTTTCTTGGTGTAAGGACATACCTACAGCCGGTGGAAAGAAAGGTAGCGTTGTACACAGCTGGACTGGCGTAGATGTTGTTAATCTTAATGGAGAGGACTACATAGTTGCAGAGGATAGCTGGGGTAAGTGGTTGGATCAAAACGGCGTAGCTTCCAAGTACGGACCGGACGGCCAGCGACTTATTAGCCGCGACTTCTTTAAAGACGCAGTGTGGTTTGCAGCGGTCCTATTGGACTTTGAATATGATGTTACCGACGACGCATTTAAGCCGTTTAACACAATCATGGAATACGGCGACAGTGGAGCAGAAGTAAAGCGTTACCAAGAAATGCTAAAGGCGCGTGGCTACTTCCCAAGTAACCAGCCATGTACCGGCTTCTTTGGAAACATTACGGCCCGATCCACTTACGTTATGCAGGTCCAATATAACGTTGCGCCGCTATCAGAACTTAATACGGTCTACTTTTCACACACTGAAAAGCGATTTATTAAGGGTGGCCGTGTAGGAAAGAAAACGTTAGATATTATTAATACTAAGCTTCTTAAAAAGAAATAATCATGCAAACAGAAAACAGCACTAGGTTTACGATTGACAAGGTAGGTCTTAAAAAGGTTGGTATCGGTTTCCTTATCGCTTTAGGCGGTGTGGCCCTTACTTATTGGCAAGACGCGTTTTTACATATTGATTTTGGTAACTGGCAAATGTTAGCCGTTGCCGTAAACAGCGCGCTTGTAAACCTAGCAAAGAAGTTTCTAACCGATTACAGCAGTCAGTAATCGGAGTTGTCCTTTGCAAACGCGGCCAGTTAAAGGGTGGGTTGAAACCCCACCGCCGCGACCAATCCTTTAACCCTTTCGTGGAGGTGTCTATGGCTAGAATTGAACAGCTGGCCCAAGACGCGCTAGACGCGAGGGCCAAACAAACGTTGCTTACGAAATGCCGGCCCGAAGTATTGGACGGCCGGACGTGGTACAACGTTTACCAAACGACGTATTACGTGGAGATCGTGGCGTGTGCCAAGTACCTGCGCTTGCGTGGGCTTACCGAAGAACACCCCGAGAAACCCTTTTTGGTCCGACTAATTTAAGGAGGTAGGTATGCAGTTTATCCGACTAGGTGTGGACCAAACAGTGGTACGGACCGCTGAACTGGTCAAGGGAAGCGTGCCGCACTTTCAACAAGGGGGCTACGAGTGGTACGACATTACGGACGCAGGGCTGGCGGCCGAAGTAACACTACTGCGACAAGCCGGTGTAATTGCACACCACCCTGTAGTGCATACGCTGATCCGGTTTGAAGAAAGGCGGCCTTAATGGGAAAGAAACTGACCCATGACTTACACCACCGGAAGCCGAAAAGCCAAGGTGGGGGAAAAGAGCCGCGCAACCTTTCCACCGTGCCAGTTAAGAAGCATAGGGCTTGGCACTTGCTTTTCCGTAACTGCAAGCCCGAAGAAATCGCGCGCATTATCAATGCCACGTGGTTAGACCCCGACTTTAAATTAACCGTTGAAAGGAGGTGATCTATCTTGACCGGCCGGAATAGACGGCCAGCAACCCTATCACAAGTGGGGTTGCTTTTATTGCACGGTAGTACCATACTATTAGTGGACCAGCAACAAGGGAAGCACGCTATGGACACCGAAGAAATAACGCCGTGCAAAAGCAGCACGCCGTACTTGTACCTTTGCAACACGTGTAAGACAGAAAGGGATTTTTTACTTATTTGGATCAAGACGTTTACGGACCGCCGAGAAATCCACTATCGGCTGGAATGTACGCGCTGCGAACAAAGACAAACCGAACGCGCATATTTTTAACAGTGGGAAGCAGTAAACGAAATGGTCCACCAGCGACCATTTCATTTACTGCTTTTTCTGTTTGACCCTTATTTTACGTTGGGTGTGTAAATTGAAATGGTCCGTTGGAGGGTATTTGCTATACTTTTACAAGTGATAGCTTCGCGCGTTATCACGGTCCATTGTGTAGGTTTTTGCCGGCTTCGGCAAAAAGGGTGGATCGGCCACTACCGTAAGGCGGCTATTGCGTAATGGCAAACCTAAATACAAAAGTACAATTTGGTGGTTGGTCCAAGCGACGCTATAAAGAAATAAGGCGAAGCTTTAACCGTCTTTTGGACCAGCTAGAAAGTGAACAGTAAACCGCGACATGCTTGCGGTTTTTGTTATACTTATTTTACGATTGCGTATGCAATCCTTACTACGTCCTAGGCGTAGTACGATCGCGGTTTTGTATAACGGTAGTACGCTGCCCTCATAAGGCAGAAGCGCAGGTCCGACCCCTGTAACCGCAACCAGTACCAGCATTGTATTAGCCCCCTGCTGTCCCCTACCCTGCTAGCACGTTTGCCATAAAAAGCCCCCGAACATTGAAAAATAAGGGTTTTTTGGCGATAGGGGACAACTTTACCCCCTGCCCCCTGCCGTCCGAGAGGGGGCAAATAAATAACGATAGGGGACTACTTACATGGTTACTATCTACTATCTAAAAGTCCGAATAGTTAGGCGTTGGCAAGAAATCAAAGCCGCCTTTTGGAAAGCTATACAAGAAGAAGCCGACGCGGAATAGTCCGGCCGGTTGTCCACAGTTACCCACTTGCTTGGGCTTGTGTTTGTTCGGTGGTAGCGTATAATTATGGTGTTGGAGAGGATTATTTAGTAACATTAAAATTAATACCAGTTATATGGAAACAACTACTGCGCTACGCAAAGCAGCGCGCCAACAGGCGAAGCTTCGCATTGGTGTATCCGGTCCGGCAGGATCGGGAAAGACATACAGCCAACTTTTAATAGCAAAAGGTTTAGCGTCCGATATGTCTAAGGTAGCAGTCATTGATACCGAGAACGGAAGCGCAGACCTTTACAGCCACTTAGGTGCTTACAACGTTTTACCTTTACAAGCACCCTACGCACCGGAACGCTACATAGCTGCAATACAGGAATGTGAGCGCGCCGGTATGGAAGTAATAATTATTGATAGCATTTCGCACGAATGGGACGGCAAAGGTGGTTGTTTGGAAATCAACGAAAAGTTGGGCCAAACAAAGTTTAAGGGTAACAACTGGGCCGCATGGTCCGAAACGACACCGCGCCACCAAAAGTTTATTGACGCGCTTGTGTCTAGCCCTTGCCACATACTTACTGCTGCAAGAAGCAAAACAGATACGATCCAAACCGAAGACAAGAAAATTAAAAAGGTTGGACTTAAAGAAATCCAGCGCGAGGGATACGAATACGAACTTACGCTTAACTTTACGATTGACCGCGAGGGCCACTATGCGGTTGCTTCCAAGGATCGTACCGAATTGTTTATACACAAAGACCCTTTTGTTATTACCGAGGAAACAGGTAAGGAACTACTAGCTTGGGCTAACAGTGGTATTGCACCACTTCCAAAGGTAGACTTGCCACCGGTCCATATTGCCGAAGACGTTGCACCACAGCGTCCAGCTGCACCAGCAAAGCCACCAGTTGACCCTATCGCAGCAGCAAAGCACAAGATCATGGTATTGCTTGAAATCTTGGCTAACGGCGTTAAGCCAACAGACGGTGCAGTTATCAAGGCCGACGTTAAGCGTTATACAGACCTAGACTTACTACCGGAGAACTACGAGGAAATCGTAAGCCGTTTGGAAGTTACCGTTAAGGAAAAAAGAGAGAATAGCGCAGCAGCACAGGATACGGCTAAAATTGACCAAGGCGACGGTCCGAAAGACGAAACGACAGAAACCCCGAAAGCACCACGTAAGCGTGCGCCACGTAAGAAATCTACAGCGTAGGAACAGATACCAACCAAGTTAGCAGTTTCGTTTACATTAACAAATCAGATACCAACTAAAATATGAACTTCCAAAAAACCTATGTATTGGGGCGTGTAGCACATACCCCCGAAATGAAAGCTTTACCAAATGGCGGCAACGTAACCACGTTTAGCATGGCTACTAACCGTTATTGGAAAGATAACGACGGCAAAGAACAAGAAGCCGTAGAGTGGCACAATATGATCGCTTTCGGAAAGACTGCGGAATTGTTGGCCAAGTATGTGGAGGGCGGCCAGTGTTTGTTTATTGAGGGTAGAAACCAAACCCGAAATTGGGAGGATAAGGACACCGGTAAAAAAATGTACCGTACCGAAGTCATGGTAGAGAAGTTTCAGTTTGGACCAAAGAGCCAAGCACGTGAAAATGCAAAAGCAGGTGGGGATAACCAAGAAGCCAGCACAGCCGTTAAAACAGGCGGTTATGATGGTCCTTTGGCAGATCAAATCAACTACGACGACGCAGTTATCAACATAGACGACATACCGTTCTAAAATCTTACAGTATACTAGGTACTAGCGGTTAATTATGACTGCGCCAATATACACCACTCTATGGCACAAAGACGAATGTTTAGCTTAAAAATCGTTGACACCGACGCTTTCGTTGATATGCCGCCGACCAGCCAGCTGCTTTATTTCCATTTAGCTATGCGTGCTGACGACGACGGTTTTATATCCAATCCTAAACAGATTGTACGCGCGACCGGTTGCAGCGAAGCGGACTATAAAGCACTTATAGAAAAGCGTTTTGTCTTGACCTTTTCTAGTGGTATTTGTGTAATCAAGCACTGGCTGATCCACAACTACATACAAAAGGACCGGTATATGCCAACGAAATATACCGACGAAAAAAACCTAATAAAGACAAAGGAAAATGGGGCGTATACGGAATGTATACAAAATGCGTCCAGTTTGGATACACAGGTTAGGTTAGGTAAGGTTAGGTTAGGTAAGATTAATACTTCTGCGGATAAATCCGCAGACGCGCTGGAAACCCCTAAAGGGAAAGAAGCCAAACCCAAGAAGCCAGCAAAAGTAAAAGCACCGCCAACACCTTACACACCGGAACTTTTAGAAGAAAAGCTTTGCGACATGGAAAAGAAAGAAGACAGCCACCTTAACATAATCGCAACCTTTATCCGAGAAAAGCCGGTTAAGATTGAAAACAGCCAGCAGCTTACAAATGTCATAACACGCTTTGCTAAAGTTGCTTCGGATATGGCAGGTGCTTACTCTATGGACCAAATCTTTACGGCCATAGACGAGATCAAAAAAGATAACGTTTGGCGTAAACGTAAAGGCGAAGCAGAGGTAGATTGGGGTATTGAAACGGTCCTTAAAAAATTAGTTAAAAAATAATCTATGGCAAAACGCGAAGAACAAAAAGAAAAAGGGCCGGATATGCCGAAGCTTACACAAGCGCACTTTTTAGAGATTACGGAATTAATCAAGAAGTACGGAGGTGTTAACAAGGTCATGCAGTATTGGCACGCTGTTATGCTTGACGAGCAAGGTAACGTTGTAGCTATCTTGGACCATAGCGAACACGACGAGTACACTATGGCTAAGTTTGAAGCCCTAGAGCCGTTAAAGGGTATTAAGTACATAGGCGCAGGTTTCTTAAACTACGTGCCGTATACGTGGTGTACAGAATGGATACGGCAGTGGGAATGGTGGGTTGGCGAGAATAAACACTTGGCGGTGGTAAAGCCATTATTGGCGACACCGGAAAGGATTAAAAGCTTTAGGGATAATTTTAACAAAGTACATGCAAAGTAATAAAAATAAATTGGTTGCAATCTTACTGGCGTTTTTCCTAGGTGGGTTTGGTATCCACAAGTTTTACTTGGGACGTACCACTGCCGGAGTTTTCTACCTGCTTTTCTGCTGGACGTTTATACCTGCAATCCTATCTTTCTTTGATTTCCTAGGGTTGATCTTTACTAACGAGGAAAGGTTTAATAAAATCTATAACTAATTATGTCCGCAAAAACAGAAAAGAAAATCAAGCAGCTTTACCGCCGCGACATACGCGACAAAGTAAAGGAAATGGCAGACCAGCATTTCAAGGACGGACCGGTATTTAACAAGCGGCCGAAGTATTGCCCTTTGTGGTTTTGGAACTGGTGCGCTTCTTTCGTATGTGATATTGATTTCTTGATCCGCTACCAAATCTATCTAAAAAATAATCCGGTCCGCGAAGCAAGGGAACTTACGGTTGAGGAAACACAAGAGATACTTAACGGTTAGGGTTGGGGATAGGTTGCCAAAAGTAGCTTGATTGTACGCTACTATGCTATAATGCAAGGCGAAACTACACTACTTTTTACTATCAGTGGAAACCAAGAAAACGCGCTTGCAAACCCGATCCCTTACTTTCGTACCACACAAGGTAGTAAGTGGTCCAAGGGTGCTATGCGATACACAGCTTGGAAACAATACGTGCAGAAATGTTTAGAGAAACAAAATAATCTAAAAGCCGTAGCTGGTAAGCCAATCAAGTTAACCGAGGAAAAGACAGCGACAATGGATATTGCAATAGAGTGGGCCAATAAAGCGCACGCCGATTGCGATAACATTTTCAAAGGGATAGCTGATGCCCTTTTTGACAACGACAAACATATAACAAGCGGTAGCTTTAAAAGCTGCATGTCAAAAAGTAAGCACGGCCAAGTCCTTGTGCGTATAAAAATAAATGGCAAATACCCCTAGAAATAAACGATATGAAGAAACTATTGACGGCCCTAAGTTTGCAACCTTTCTTTTAAAGGAAAAGACGGTAAAGCTTGCCGGCGTTGGAACTTTCCAGCTTACCGTCAAGAAGCCGTACATGGGCTACAGCACCACAGCTAAAAAGCGTGCCATGATCGCCGGAGGTGTCCGCATAGGTTTTAGACCAGAACGTGGACTTAAAAGCATAATCAAAAATGGCAAAAAAGGACCAACCAAAAAAGCTACCAGCACCAAAGTGGCAGCACGAACTAAGAGAGGTTAGCAAACTTAAAGGTTACAAGCACAACCCTAGAATTATCAAGGGGCGAAAGTTTGAGGACCTTAAAGCAAGCATTGATAACTTCGGAATGGTACAGCCCTTGGTCATAAACCAAGACGGCGTTATTATTGGCGGCCATGCACGCTTTTACTATTTACAGGAAAAGAAAATCAAGCAGGCCAGTTGTTACGTGCCGGATCGGTTGCTTACTGAAAAAGAGGTCCAAGAGTTAAACATACGCCTAAACAAAAACGTTGCAGGCGAGTTTGACTTCCAAGTGCTTGCCAATTATTTTGACGTTGAAGACCTAGAAAGCTGGGGCTTTGAAAAGCAGGATTTCGGTATGGATATGGGGATAGGCGACGACGAAGAAGAAACCGGAAAAGGCAGTAAAGACAAGGGCGAATACAAAGACCTTACTTTTAAGCTGCACGAAAACCAAGCGGACTTTGTAAAGGACATGATAGAGTTAGCGAAAGATAACCTTATTGTTGACGGTCCAAACAATAACGACAAAGGAAACGCTTTATATACCATTTGCAAGGAATGGCAAGCTTCACGTCTTTAATACTATGATCGGCCTACCTAGAGGAAAAAGCAATAAAGAAAGGGGAACTTATTTTATCAAGGCAAATACTACCGGTATGTATATAACCGTGTGCTGTCCAAGTTGCGGTAAAACTTCGGTCCTAAGCAAGTCCGCGCACAAGATAGACGGCGACGGTAATATAACCCCTAGCTTGCAGTGTCCTTATGATCTTTGTATTTTCCACGATCATGTCCAGCTTTTACACTGGCCTAAGTCCACAGGGTAGATACCCCTTTAATTGCTATAATTTACATGGTCAAGCTTACGTCTTTGTCTTGGCCGCTAGTTGCCAACTTTCTAGCTTTTTTGCAATAGTTGGGACGTGCTGCTAGTGGGAGTTAGTCCAATGTGGTGTTGGCCTAAATAATTTCTCTTTGAAAAAACCGGTGCTGGTACGCCGGTTTTTTCGTTGTCCACAGTTATGCACAGTTTGGCTATTGTGGTTATGCGGTAGTACCGTATAATTATATTAGTTAGGTACATTGTTGCTGCATAGGTCCAATAATAAAAAGCGTGTAGTTTCGGCGCGCTTGTGTACGTGCAGTTTTAAAACCTATGTAGCACCAATGTACTTAATTATTTATCCGTTAACACCACAAATACTATGTCCGCTTACAAAGCACCAAAGTATCCACGTATTCTTGTAAGTCCAAAGCGTCATGCTGCACTTGCAAAAGAAGCTGTAAAGCAAGGTAAAAGCATTTCTGCTATTGCCGAGTTGAAGCTTAAATAGTCCTATGATTAACAGCGACCACATTAAAAACTTCTTTATCTTTTTATTGGGTATCGGTATGTTTACCGGCGTACTTTTTACAGCCATGCACGCGATTGATAAGATCGCGGACCGTGATTGCGAAAGAGGAATTAAAAGCGCATGTAAATACGTGCCGGTCCAGTAAGACAGTGCTATAATATATCGGTGCTACCCACCATTTAACTACCCTTTATTTATGACAATCCACAACGAAGAAACAGCAGAAAAAATAGCCGTTGGACTTTCCGAAGTCATGGTTAAGCAAGCCATAGACGGCGAAAGAAAGTTTTACCAGCGCATAGGTACTGCGGTAGTTGATAGCATTACACCGGAACTTACGGTTACGGTGGAGGGCGAAAAAGAGCCAAGCACCTTTATGTACGACGAGGTAGTAAGCCGCCAAGTAGGACACCATACCTACATACGGCCAAAAGCCGGAGTGCCTATGCACAAGCCGCTTACGCCTTTCCACCCTGCGGCGATCGCTGCGCCAGTAAAGGTTATAGACGCAAAGCCGAAGAAGAAAAGGACGACGAAGAAAAGCTAACACCACATTATGAACACTAACCCACTATCGCAAGTCCAGTGCATTGTTGCCGCTATGGTAAGCCAGCCGCACAAAACGATTTGGTACGCCAAAGATTTCATGCCGCCGGAAAGAGATTTTAACGATCCTTTCTTTGTGGGGTATGAAGCTAGCGCAAGAATGTCCGACTTACTACGCATGTACCCATATATGTTTGAAGCAGGAAAGCAAGGAAAATACCGCACTTTACGTTTCAAGTTTGAGGACAAGCACGCGATATTGGCCAAGTGTTACGACGATATGAAGCAGGTAATTATTAAACACTTAGTCATTTAACGCACTATGTCCGGCACGATAGTTTGCAGGTGCGTTGGTTGCGATAAGGTCCGTAAGGTATCGTTTGACGAAGCAAGAAAAGGCGCACCCAGCTGCGAAGACTGCTTTAGTCCAATGGTTGCCGTAAAGACAACACTTAGAAGATAGCCCTATGATGTCCGACGTTGAACAAATGCTTATATTTGCAGTACGCCACGCACTTACTAAAAGTAATTACGTTGTAAGCGTTACCGTTAATTACTTGTTGGAAAATGACCTAAGTACACAGGTCCGGCAGATAATCGCTAACGATATAAAGTTGGTGTATCCGTCCCTATATACGTTGCAGCAGCAACAATGGGGGCGAGTGCTGAAAGCTTGGAATATAAAACTATGAACTGGAACGCATTAAAAAGTGGAGGTTGCCCGAAATGTGGCGAAATCCTTAAAGAAAAAGGACCGCTTCTTCACTGTATGCCACCCTGCACTTTTAAGATACGGTCCGAGCGCGCGCTAGAGATTATCCGAGAGGGCAGAAACCTGCACTATACACCGGATAACCAAGCTGGCTTAGCTTCCATACCAAACCCAAAACATGGCCGCTAAAGATTTAACCGCAACCGAGATATTGGAACGTATGCTTGTAAAGCATAGCGATATTGTTATGGACGAAAAGCAGTTAGCTTTTGTAAAAGAAGCTATGCGCGCTGCGGTTTTCCAGCTGTACATAGACACCAGCTTAGGGGATACGCCGGAAGCGCGGACCATACTGCGAGAGTACAACAAGTATATCTTTCACAAGTCCCGACTTCTTGGGTTTGGTATGGAAAATAACCTTGGCCTATATGGATAAGGAAACTACACCGGCTATGGTATTTGCTAGCTATCACTGGCCGGATCGGAACTGGACGACGCTAAGCAGGCAAGAAAAGTTGTATTGCAATCGGGCAATACTAGATATTAAGAAATCATTTAAAAAGTTTTAACACCATGACGTTACGAAACAAAGTTAGTGTAGGTTTGGATATAGTTTTTGCAGTGGTCCTTGGTTTCCTTATCCTTAATGGCGAATGGCTTGCAGCTGGTCTTTTCTTGATCGCGCTTGTTATGTCTATCGTTATGGCAATACTTCGCTATCACAAACCGACTACGGAGAACACCCTTTGGCTTATTTGGTCCAACGAGCATAGGGGTTGGTGGAAGCCAAGAAGTAGCGGTTATACCAATGACCGCGACGACGCAGGCGTATACACATACGAAGAAGCCCTAGAAATTGTGGAGGGTGCTAACAAATACTTGGACCGTAAAAAGCCACCGTATGAAGCTATGGTTAAGTGTAAAGATTAAGCCATGAAACTATCCCTTAACAAGAATACGGACATTGATATTGAAAAGTTGGTTGCTTCGCGTCTTTTGATCCAAGCAAATAGTGGAGGTGGTAAGTCATGGACCTTACGCCGTTTGCTTGAACAATCGCACGGTAAATTGCAGCACATTATCATTGACCCCGAGGGCGAGTTTTCTACCTTGCGCGATAAGTACGATTACGTGTATGTAGGTAAAGGCGGCGATATGGAAGCTAGTACAAAAAGTGCGGCTTTATTGGCCCGAAAGCTGCTAGAGTTTAATGTTTCCGCAATTATTGACCTATACGAGTTGCACCCACAGGAACGTAAGCACTTTGTAAAGCTGTTTTTGGATAGCATGATTAACAGCCCTAAAGAGTTGCACCACCCTTGCTTGGTAGTGATTGACGAAGCACATACGTTTGCACCGGAGAAAGGCCAAAGCGAAGCACTGGACGCGGTTATTGGTCTTGCTTCACTTGGAAGAAAAAGGCAATTTTGCGCGGTCCTAGCTACCCAGCGTATTAGTAAGCTGCATAAAGACGTTGCTGCGGAATGTAACAACAAGCTTATTGGCCGCACCGGATTGGATATAGATATGAAACGTGCCGGCGAGGAATTGGGCTTTACGTCAAAAGATCAAATGCTATCACTACGCAGCTTGGAAGCCGGAGAGTTTTACGCCTTTGGTCCAGCTATTTCTAAGGAAGTTATCAAGGTGGAAATAGGACCGGTGCTTACCGAGCCGCCAAGGATCGGTAAAGCAGCGGGCCGAGGTGTGGCGCAACCAACACAAAAGATAAAAAGCGTACTGGCCAAGCTTGGCGATCTACCAGCGGAAGCCAAGAAAGAGCAGCAGACTATTGCGGATATGCAGCTAGAGATACGCACGCTTAAAGCACATAGGTGTCCGGTTGGTACAACGTCCCAAGCGGATATTGACCGTGCTGTAAAAATTGCGGTTGATAAAAAAGAGAAAGAAATGTTTGTAGAACGTGGCGAGTTTCTTAAACACATGAACACTCTTTTTAAGGTTATTGAGGGTATAGGCAAAATGTCCGCAGACGTGTTGGCCACTAAAGAGATTGCGCTAGAAAAGCTTAAAAAGTCCGGCGGCGATATTGTAGGAACGCTTGGGCTTGGTATCACTGGCCAAACAAAACCTATGCCACAGCAGGGATTGAAACCAAAGGAAACGTACTTTGTTGGCCAAGACCCAGCACACGGTAAAGATAAGTCCGTAACCGTTATGTTTAAGAAAGAGGGCGACAGTATGGAAATGGTATCTATGACTGAAAATAAGCCGGTCCAAGGTGGTGCTAAACGTATGCTGCAAGTATTGGTTTCGCGCTACCCTATCGCACTTACGAAAACCCAGCTTGGTACTTTTTCCAAAATGAAAGCAAGCGGTGGTAGTTTCGGCACATACCTTTCCACGCTTAAAGGCCAAGGGCTTATTGCACAAGACGGCGACTTATTGCAAGCAACGGAAGCCGGTATAGAGTACCTAGGCGAAAGTCCACAACCACCACAAACACCGGACCAAGTTATTGCTATGTGGAAAGACAACTTAACAGGCGGCGCAAAGCGTATGTTTGAAAATCTAGTTGCTATCTATCCGCAAACGTTAACTAAAGAGGAACTTGGTTTACAGTCCGAAGTGGTCCACACCGGTGGAAGCTTCGGGACTTATCTAAGTATCCTTAAAAGCAACGGTTTGGTGGACGTGCGCGGATCGGACGTAAAGCTATCAGATAATTTATTTATATGAAACTACTTTACTGTCCAAAATGCCAAGACGCTTTCAAGCTTTCTATGGAGCTGCGCCAATGTGCGTGCGGCTTGGTAAAGGGTCATTACCTAAACAATGTGGTTGCGGAAACTAACGGAAAAGGGATAGATATTGCGATTGGTAACGGATCGCTACAAAACGCTATTGAGGATATGGGCCAGCACTTCACACTTACACGTGGCGAAGCGGACCGCGAAGAATACTATAAGGACGGCTACGGCCGCATAAGCCATGCGTGGGTGCGACCAATGACCGGTAACGGCAACCCACACACCACTATTAACAAAGACCTATAAAACACCACTTTATGGAAACAAGAGAACACACACATAATAACTGGCTGGATAGCCAACCATGCGAACACTGCGGTGTGCGTAAGCAGATATGCAAGGTAGAAAATTGTCCGGTCCAGCGCATGGTTAACAGTTTGGACGAAGTTTTAAGCATGTACGATCGCCGCACCCAAAAGGCAGTGGTCCAAGGCGAGTAGATATGGTAAAGCTTAATGAAATAGAAATTAAGGTCCTACATGAACTTGCACAAGCAGAAAGGCAAGAGTGCTGCATGTACTTTAGGGGTATAGTTTCAAATACTAAACTGGAACTAAAGCAGGTACGGCGCGCTTGCAGATCGCTTGCACGTAAGAAGCTTGCGGAGTATGTGCGCGGACTTATGGACGAAGACGGCCAAGTTGCTGGTAGCGGTTATACTGCAACCCAAGCAGGTGTTGATCGTGCCGAGATTGAAGACATGGTTTTCACTACACCGGAAGCGAAAGAAGCAGCTTTGCGTGGAGTAATAACCACACCCTTATTTGATTTAACTACATGAAAATATACGCGACTAGCGACACACACTTTGGACACGATAGGGAAAAGGTACATAGGCCTGCTGGCTTTGAAGCCCTTATCTTAGCGTCTGTACGGCGCGCCAAAGGCGACATACTGGTACACTGCGGCGATTTCTGCATAGGCGACGATTTAAAGCACCATAGGGCGTTTTTGGACGCTGGAAGCCATTTTAAAACTAAAGTGCTGGTCCGAGGAAACCATGACGGCAAAAGCGACGCTTGGTATTACGATCAAGGGTGGGACTTTGTTTGCTACGCCTATGTAGCGGACCATTTCGGGAAGCGTATATTATTTACGCACATGCCAGTACCTTATCGCGGCGAAATAGAAGCCGCTTATTGGACACCGCACTACGAGCCAAGCATTAACGTACATGGCCACTTTCATGGAAACAACCACCGCAAAATAGACAGCAGCGGTTTATACAACAAGGCCTACCACTACGACCTTGCGCCGGATATACATAAGTTTGGGATAGTAGACGTGGAAACAATCGTTAAGCAAAACGGTACATTATTAAGCGAACGGTCCAAAAAACATGAGAAATAAAACATTTAACTTGGTTGGTATGCTGGTTATCGTCTGTATCCTATTTGTATCCATTTTGTATACATTTAAGAAAGAGTGGCAAGAAATGGATAAAACGGCGCGGTCCGTTTGTCTTGCTAGTGGGTACATGAACTATAGGAAAGTTGAAGCAAAAGGCGACGGCCACTATACCGTTACCTGCTACAACAAAGAATGGCGTAAGGTTGATTTTGAAATGTAACACTATGCCCGAACACATGAAGCTAGCAGATTGGAGTGCAAGCGACCGGTACTATATGCCGCTTATTTTAAACGAGGGTCTAGTTTCCTATTACAAGGAAAAGGGCCAAATCACGCAGCAAGAATACGACTTACT